ATATGCAATTTGTAAGACCAAAAAGAAGGTAGTTAAAGAGGAAGAGTCTCCAAATAATTCAGGAAAAACAAAAAAAGTAAAACTTAGAAAGAAAAAGGTGGTTAAATTGCCCGAAGAATTGACTGAGAGTGAGTATGATATTCCAACTTATAAAATGATTACACCTGAAGTCTATGAATTACCTAATAGAAAAAACTTTGTTAATTTCATTGACTCTGCTTTTAAAGAATACAAGTTTAAAACTGGACACAAATTTGCACATTCAGATAAATTCACATTTTTTAATCAACAAAAAATGGTAAGGGACTATCTTCAGCATGATTCTCCTTATAGGGGATTGCTTTTATATCATGGATTAGGTGTTGGTAAAACATGTGCCAGTATTGCTATTGCCGAAGGATTTAAAAGTAATCGCAAAGTAGTAGTATTACTCAATAAATCACTTCAGCAGAATTTTGTTGATAATTTAATGAAATGTGGTAATGAATATTTTAGAATTAATCAGCATTGGGAATTTAAATCATTAACAGAAGATAGTCCATTTTCAGGGTTAGCAAAGGTTATAGGTGTTCCAGCAAAAACACTTACCGAGAATAAAGGGCTTTGGGTTGTTAATTTCTCCAAAAAACCTAATTACGAATCTTTATCTGATAAAGAAAGAGAAACACTTCAACGTCAAATAAATGATATTATCAAAAAACGATACACTTTCATTTCTATGGATGGTATTACAAGTAAGAATATGGCAAGATATCAACGCGATAAAATACTCGACAATGCTGTTTTAGTTGTAGATGAAGTTCATAATATAACTAATGCTATGTCAAAAGATAAACCAGGAATTCGCGCAAGTGGTGTAAGAAAATTAATTATGGAAGCAGAAAACCTAAAATGTGTTTTTTTGAGTGGAACTCCTATGATTAACGACCCATATGAAGTTGCACAACTTTTCAATTTATTACGAGGATATACACCAACTTATACTTTCACACTTAAGGCACTCGGTTCAAAAAGTGCGCCATTCCACGAATTAGAAAAAATAACAAGAGAAAATATACTCGTAAATCAATTTGTGGTAAAACAGCGTGATAATCAAATTATAGCAACTCAGAATCCATATGGTTTTGTAAATTCACCTGATAATAGTGGAGTAGTAAGAAATCCTATGGGAGTAGTTTCCAAAGATGAGTTCAAAAATATATTAAGATCGAATTTTAAAGGATTAGGTTATAATGTTAGTGTAACTGAGAATTTATTTAGTGCATTCCCCGAAAAAAGAGACGAATTTGTTTCACTTTTCCTTGATTCAAATGGTATTGATATTAAAAATCCTGAATTATTTAAATCTAGAATATTGGGACTAGTATCTCATTATAAAACACAAGATAAGGACTTATTACCAACCGTTGTTAGAAATGAAGTAGTTGAAGTTCCTATGAGCGATTATCAATTTATGAATTATGCCGAAAAACGTAAAGTGGAAATTAATCAAGGTAAATCAAAGGGTAAAGCTAAATCACGTGAGGGCGAAGGTGGTGGTGGTGAAGTCAAATCAAGTTATAGAGCCTATTCAAGAATGCATTGTAGTTTTGTCTTCCCAGAAGATATTCCAAGACCATATTTAGGTGAAATTATGAGAGTTAAAGATGCTGATGAAGATTCTAAAGCAGTAGCCCTAGTTGATGCGTTGGAAGTTCAAGAAGATCTTGAAGACCCAATTGAACTTTCAGAAAAAGAACAAAATAAAGAATTTATAAAAGAATATGAAAGACAAAAGAATCTTACATTGAGAAGATTAGATAGACGCAAGAATGATTATTTAGTAATGGATGAAGAAGATAAATTAGTAAAATACGCTCCAAAGTATAATATGCTTCTCAATAACATTAAAACAAGTGCTGGAAACGTATTTGTATATACTGAATATAGAACTTTAGAAGGAATAGCAGTTCTTTCTATTGTATTAAAAGCAAATGGTTATAGTGAATTAAAATTAGTAAAGGACTCGGCTGGTGACTATGTAATTGACGCAGATTTTTCAAAACCCGAAGAACAAACACAGAAACGTTTCTTATTTTGGGGGGATAATCCAGAAACTAGTGAAATTTTAAGAAAAATATACAATAATCAGTATGATGAATTACCTGATAAGATTAGAAAACAATTAGAATTACTTCCACATAATAACCTAAATGGTAATGTTGTGCAGATTTTATTAACCACTAAAACTGGTGCTGAAGGTATTGATTTACATAATGTTAGACAAGTTCATATAATTGAACCATATTGGAATCCAGTGAGACTCAAGCAAGTTATGGGACGTGCTGTTCGTGTAAATTCCCATAAAAATTTAACACCTTCAGAAAGAACAGTAGAAATATTCACCTATATTACAAAAATTACCCCACTTCAAAAAAAAACAGATAGACAAATTGAAATGGATAGCGGTGGTTTATCATCCGATGAGGTATTGTACTCTATTGCGAATAATAAATTAAGAATAATGAACTCTCTTCTTAAATTAATAAAAGAGGCTTCTGTTGATTGTTCATTAAACGCAATAGAAACTATGGACCCATCTGAACCATTCACTTGTGTAAATTATGGTCCTAACTCACGATTAACTCGCGATGATTATTCATATACTCCAAATATTATGGATTCACTTCGTGATAGAGAAAGAGCCAGAAGATATGAGACAAAATTTTCCGAATATAAATTCGCAAAAATAAAAGGAAAAGAATACGCCATTAAAAAATCTACAGCAGATAAATTATTAATTTACGATAATTCATCCGTTAAAGCAGGAAGACCAGGAAAAGCGATAGGTGAAATCGATACATCTGGTGATTCTAAAAAGGTAAAATTTTATTAAAATGTTATTTAATCTCTTGATTTTGATTCCATAATTTTCTTTTTTATTCTTAAAATACTAGCTGCCAAATATATCATTCCATCTAGTGCTTCTTCTAATGCCATTTCTTCCCATGAATCATCTTTAGTTCCCCATTGTTTAGTGTTGTCCCCAATTCTTATTCCATGACCATATCTTTCTAGTCCCATATTCATTCTTTCTGTAATAATTTCCAAAATTTCCTTATTATCATCCGCTTCCATGATTTATTTATTTATCAATTATTTAAGTAAATATTATATTATTTTAATAAACAAATGTCAAAAAAACAAGCAGACATAAGAAATTGGTTTAATGCTGGGGATTCAAGAGAATTAGAATTAGAGAATAAAGAACATTGTAACGACAATGATAACCTTGAAAAACCAAAAACTCGTGAAATATTAGTATTCACAGATGGTTCAACATTAAATAATGGAAGTGTAAATGCAAGAGGAGGTGTTGGTGTTTTCTTTGGTAATAATGATTCTAGAAATATTAGTAAAAAAATAATTGGGAAAAAGGTAACTAATAATATATGTGAGTTAATGGCTGTAATACTAGCAATCCAAAAAGTAATTGAAACTGAGGATACTACATCCAAAATAAGAATTGTTATTATGACTGATTCAGAATACATTGTTAAAAGTGTATTAAAGTATTCTGTAAATTGGAAAAAAAATGGTTATAAAAATAAGCAAGGAAAACCAATAAAAAATATGGAACTAATGAAAAAGGTAATAGAATTAACTGAATCATATAATGTTAAATTACATCATTGTTTAGCACATAAATCAGAACCAAAAGACTCTAAAAAAAGAAAAATATGGTATGGAAATAAGATGGCAGATTCATTAGCACGACAGGGTTCAAAATAATAATAATTTTTTCTATAACTATAATAGTATAAAATGGCGAAAAAGGCAGATAGTGAGATAATTGCTAAATGTATGGAAAATATAAAAGAAAAACAAAATGACACTAAATTAATTGATAGTGATAGAATTTACAAAGTGCATGATATATATGGGAAAAAAATTTATTTTTTTTGCGAACCTAGAAATGATAAATGCAATAGTTTATTTGACAAATTAAATAGGGATAATTCAAAGGTTAATACTTTATCAGATAAAGAGAACGCATTATTAGATGAAATTTATCCTAATCAATCTTTTCTATCAAATATGGTAAAATATGTTAAGGCAGCAAAAGATTTTGAAATAGTAAAATTTTTCATCAAAAAAACAGATACAATTCAGGATATAAAAAGGAAAATTATGCTTCATACCGAGTTATATTATAATAATATTCATTTATGGGCTAATGTAAAAGTATCGAGCAATGCACTATCTAAAAAACTTCAGAATGTGTATTTAACAATTGAAAGAAAAGAAGCAGGTTTAGGATTTAAGGAGGATTTTTCTACTTTCAATTATAATGCTGAATATAACTATTTAGACATCGATACTAAAATGTCATTAGGTATTCAATATGAAGTCGATAATGGATTGATTCTAGTTAATCCTGATCCAAGAAAGGTATTGGAAGAAATGCCAATATGTAATGTTGTTTCATCTAGTGAAGAATGCTTATTTAATTATAATATTGATAATAATGATATTTTTATGATGCACTATGACACTTATTTAGATAAACATTCTTCAGAAACTCTTAAAAATTATAATGTTTTAAAATACTTTTTCCCTAATTATGAAACAGATACTAGTTTTATGAGTGAAAACGTTCCTTTAGTTAATGCAAACACTCTACGTAATATTGAACTAACAAAAAGTATTTTACTTGAAGATTCTGATAAAGCTAACATACAGATAGGATATGAAGGATTTAATAATGTTGTTATTCAAGTTAATAAACCAGCTAATTTCTTTAAGAAATCTCCTCTTGTTGATGAAATAGACCTTTTAAGAATATTTGAAAATATAACTTTAGATGAGACATACCCCTTCATAAGATATAGAGACTCCGATGGTAAATGTTATAATAGAGTTGCATATAAAAATTTGGAAAATGTGTATCAAGGAGGAAATATAGTTAATGTGTTAAATAAATATGATTTAAGAGATTCTAATTATATTGAGGAATATTTACCAACTTTAAAAAGTTCAAAAATACAAAAAAAAGATTTACTTTCATGGACAAAAAATTTACAGAGTTATAGGGAACGTCAGCAATTATCTTTTGAGAAAAGTAAGATAGATTTACCTGAGACTAAAGGAATTGAAGAAATAAACTTAAAAATAAAAATGAGTAATCCAAATCCCGAGGTTTCTGAAAGTAGTAGTGTATTTAATGATAATTACATGACTCTTATTGTAAAAAAGAATGGACATTTAATTATAAAATTTTTAAATAACAAAGGAGATATTACATTAGAAAGTTTATTATGTGTTCATTTGGAAAAAGTATCAAATGTTATTACCGATATGAATAAACTATCAAATTCCAATATTCCAATGTTTATTCCAAATATTCGCAATCCTACTGAATCTACAAATATAGAATATACAACAATTGATTCAAATATAGAAAATATAAAATCTGATTTACCTATTTCTTTTAAAAGTATAAATGATAATTTCAAAAATTTAATGCCTAATTTTTTTGGATTTGATGCTTCAAGAGATTTAAATGAATTAAAAATGCTTTATAAAAGTGTTAATGGTTTTCAAAGTTACAATAATATAAGAAACCACTTTCTTTTTATGAGAGAAGAAATAAGAAACAAAGGCAAATTTTTAGATAAATGGAAAGTAGATTGCGACCACTTATTTGGACTTTCTCTATTAGAATCTATTCGTATTTTTGAAAATATATCTGAAGAGCTTGAAGTAAATCCTAACATTAAAATAGGAAAATATGATGACTTACATATTGAGGTAGAACTAAAACGTTTCAGAGATAAACTTTTTTCATTAAAAATTATGAATTGTAATAGTTTAGAATTATTGAATGAAATTAAAACTGAAATTATAAAATTTTTAAATATTTGTGCAAAACAATCAATAGCTAAAGATAAAACTAAAGATAAAACTAAAGGTAAAGCAGCAGGTGAAAAAGTAGAACCTATTGTTCCTAAAGTACAAATTTCAACAACCGTTATTCCAATAAAATCCAAAACATTAATAGATAATGCTGAAGATGATTTTAGTGAGTCTGAAGTAGATGAATTTGATGAATTTGATGATGATGTCTTGGAAGAAGAACCGGAACCAGCAAATAATAATGTAAATAGGAACGAGAATGGACCAGTAGTTCAATTAGATGAAACTAGTAGAAATGGAGAAAATGCTGGAGAAAATGCTGGAGACAATGCTGGAGACAATGCTGGAGACAATGCTGCTTCTTTTTCTGAAAGAAAAGATAATGAAGCTTTAAGAACATATGCTCCAAGAGTTAGAAAATTATTAGATTCTACTTTATTTGATTATAAGAAAACTAGTGAAAACGAACAATATAGTAGATTATGTGGTGCTGTTGATAACAGACAACCTATTATTTTAACAGAAAAACAATGGAATCATTTTGAAAGAATAAATCCTGACGCATTTCATGACGCAGAAAACATGTATTTAAGATGGGGTTCTGATAAGAATCATATGAACTACTACATATGTCCTAGAATTTTTTGTTTCCATAATAGGTGCATGTTTCCATTAACACCAATACAATTAATTGAGAATAATGGAGAATGTTTTAATTGTGGTTCAGGAATAATGAATAAAAATACTATAACAACTAAGAAAACTATTCTTATCAGAAGAGGAGGTAGTAATAAATATTGGAGTGAAACGATAAAAACACCAGCATTTATACAAGAAATTAAGGATAAATATCCCAAAAAATGGAATGAATATTTAGAATTTACTGAAAAAATAGGAATACCAGGATTTATTGATCCTAAATCTCATCCTAATGATTTGTGTATGCCATGTTGCTTTTCAGGATTGGAAATTACAAATGTCTATAAAAATGTAGAGAAATGTATGCATCATCATGTATCTTACTATATAAAAATAATTGAAAAAGATACTGAAAAAGTGCCAGAATTAGTGGCTTCTTTCATATCTACATTAAAATTAGGAGAAACCATAAGAGTAAATGATAAAGACTACATTTTGAAATTAGGAGACCAAATATTAATTTCAGGAAACAGTCAATATATGGGAGTTTTTAAAATTACAGAAAAAACTGCAATTCCAGTAAAAACATTTACCAGTAGAGAATTTACGCGACTTTTACCAAATACCGTTTTCACAATAGATAAAGACTCATATAAAAGTTGGAGTTCTGTTAAATACACAGTTGATAATGAAATAATTACCCAACGGTCAATTAAAGATGATTATAGATATATAATAACATGGAACAGAAGACCAATTCCAAGTAGAAGATTGGGAAAATTACCAGTGTTGCTAGATAGACTTTTTAGGAATGATATAGAAAGAGATTTAAAAAAAGGTTATTTAATTCCAGGTTTAAAAAGCATTGTTTTAAGAGAAGGAATTAATAATAATAATAAAAATTCTTTCTTATGCGCTATAATTAATAAATTTATTCTAAATGGGGACAATTTAACACTTTCTAATTTCTTAAAAGAATTTATAGAAGATTTAAAAATAGAAGAATTTTTGGAAGTAAATAATGGTGACTTAGTACAACAATTTGCTCCCAATATAGAAAATATTGAATTAAGAAATAAATTGGTTGAAATGAATTTTAATAAGTTTGTAGAATTTGCCATATTAAATAGGTCATTATTTAAAACACCACCTATAATCCAACCGAGAAAATATAAAATGGAAGATTTAATGGATGATTTAAATCATAGTAATATCAATAGAAATAAAAAAATTAGTAAAAAAAACAAGAAAATAAGGGAACTATTTCTTACATTCCACTCATTTGAATTCTTTAAAAAGTATTTAGGAGATCAGAATATTTATAAAGATTACAAATTATTATGGAATTTATTTGCATTAAAATGTCCTATAGGAAATAAATTAGACACTAAAACTAATAAAAAGAAAATTATTTACAAAAGAACAAATATTTTAATATTGGAATTAGATGATGTAAATGATTCAGTAAAACTACTTACACCAATGTATTCAGAATCACTATCTAGAGAATACGAATATTTAACGATTCTAATTAAATTTGAAGACACTTTTACAGGCGATGAATATTTTGAACCATTACATTTTGATTTTAAAGATGATGTTTCTGATTCTAAAACAGATAAAGATAATGGACATATTAAATTATCTCTATTCAAGTTGGATAATGATTTATTACCGGACCATTTAAGAGTATTATTTACTACTTTATTAGATTCCTGCATCAAAAATTCTGCTAAATTTGATATTCCAAAATATAAATTAAGTGATGCGTTGCTTCTAGGTACCGCAGAAACAGATGCTCGTGCAGATTTTGTTAAAAATGAATTAAGGGATAAGTTAGTAACTGATTGTTTTAAATATGAAATTTCTCAATTTTTTGGTGCTGTTCGTGGAAACAAAATACTAGTAAAATTCATTAAAGACTTAATAAATAGTCCAGATTTTGAAAGTAAAGATGATATTGGAGATGTTCTCATTATTATTATAATTGATATTCTAAATCATTTAAAAATGCCGATAGAAATTTTAGAAATAAAAGAAGTTTTGAAACCTTTTTCATATAGTTCATACAAAATAGAAAGTTTAGAACCAATCGTAATAACTGGAAGTTTGGAACAGACACGAAAATATGAAAAAGAAAATATGAAATTAATTAAAAGTTATTTGAATGACCAAGCATATAATTTAACTGACTTAATGTTATTTAGTGAATATCAAAGAGAATTGATATTATCAGGAGAAGTTTCTAATCCATTTGAGACTACATTGGAACCAAATACTGTAATTTCTGAAGAGGATTTTGCTGAATTTATAAATGACTTCTTTTCTAGGCATAGAAATATTTACTCAACAATTAGATATCCATATATTTTAACAGAAGAGTTATTTGATTCACCAGGAGAAGTAATAGATATTGATGAAAAATATTTTTATGTAGAACCTGATGCTCCAACTCCAAAAACTGTAATGATAAAGAAAAAGAAACCTAAAAAACCGGTAGAAGATTATAGTGAAGTGGCACAATATTATGATGGACCATTTAATGATTATATATTAAAAAAGCAGATAACTAAAAGTGAATCTGGAAATTCCAAATCAGGAAAAGATAAGTTAAAGATGATGAGTGTATGTTTAGAAGAACCTGAATGTAAGGGAGTAACATTAAATAGTAATAAAAAATGGAGTTTAAGACAGGCATCGACAGGAAAATTAGAACTTAGTCCTGGTGAAGGTCCATCCTATATAAAGAAAATATCTGGTATAGATATTCCTGATGAAGCTAAAGGAGCAAGTCTATTGGTTTCAGAACGAGAGGAAGAACCTGATGCACCAACTCAAAAAACTGTAATGATAAAGAAGAAGAAACCAGTTGAAGATTATAGTGGAGTGGCAGAACAATTTGCGGGACCAGTAGAAAATCATATATTAAAAAAGCAGATAACTAAAAGTGAATCTGGAAATTCCAAATCAGGAAAAGATAAGTTAAAGATGATGAGTGTATGTTTAGAGGAACCTGAATGTAAGGGAGTAACATTAAATAGTAATAAAAAATGGAGTTTAAGACAGGCATCGACAGGAAAATTAGAACCTAGTCCTGGTGAAGGTCCATCCTATATAAAGAAAATATCTGGTATAGATATTCCTGATTCTTCTACCGCAGCTACTGCTGTCACTGATGCTAATAATTCTAATTCTACTTCCACTAAAACTAAACCAAAAGACGCTCGTCATTCTGTTAAATCCTTATCAGAGGAAGATATTGACAGAATGAGTTTAGATGAATTAAAAAGTCAGTATAATAT